GAGGAACCACCAGATCATGTGTACTTCATCTTTAGTACCACTGAACCAGAGAAGATGAAGGTCACCTTCAAAAGAAGGGGACATCAGGCAGAAGTTAAACCTTTAATCAGCTCACAGATACTTAAACTCCTCAAACAGACATTGAGGAAGGAAGGTGTAGAAAACTTTCCTGATAAGATCACCAACAAAATAGCATCTGTGAGCAATGGTTCACCAGGAATGGCCATGAGTCTACTTGACAGTGTGATTGACATATCAGATGACGAACTGGCGTTCAAGGCCATTGAGGAGGCTACGCTTAGTGAGTCGGCTGTTAATCAATTATGTCAAGTATTTCTTGATTCCAGATTAAACTTTCAGAATAAATGGAGTCAGGCAAGATTGATACTCAAAACTCTTCCAGGTGAGCCAGAGACTAATCGTAGAGCAGTATTAGGATACATGACTAAGGTATTATTGAATGATAATAATCCAACGTCAATAGCCTTTGACATCATGGCTGCTTTCTTTGACAATTACTTTTACTCAGGCAAGGCGGGGCTTGTCGCCAGTTCATATCTTGCTTGTCAAGACAAGGTAGAGGAGGACATACCGTTTTGAGTGATGATTACAAAAAGGACGTGGAGATTGACTTTCATAAGCTCCACGAAAACTACCGAGATCAGTCACGTTTGTTTATGGACTGGGCTGAGAAATGGGCTAATGCTGATGAAGCTAAAAAGTTGAGAGCCAGACAAGTTGATCTTGATGTCAGAGACAATCCTGAAAAGTATGGATTAAAGAATAATCCTGCTGAGTCAGCAGTCAAAGCCAAGATTGATTCGGATGAGCAGTATATAAAACTCCGTAAGGATGCTGCGGTCTTAGCTTCTGTCAAAATAGCTATGGAACATAGGCGAAGCTCATTAGATGGATTAACTAAACTATTTGTTACAGGATATTTCACCGTACCTAATTTACCAAAAGAGATCAGAGATGCAGTAGATGAGTTGGGTAGACAATCAATAAAAGATGAGAGGAAGAAGATATTAGAGGAAGAGGGTAGTCCAAGATTAGGAAAATTGTTGAAAAGAAAAACTAATTAAATTAAAAGGAGATATGATTATGGCATTAGGATTAAGAGAAAGGATGAAACAGCAGAAGAAAGGACTCCAGAGGAGAAGGGAGAAACAACAGCAGGATAAAGCAGCAGGTCGTTGGGGTACAGTCTTTGATCGAGATAAAGTCCCATCAGGCAGGCAATTTTGGGCTTGTAAGGAAGGCTCACACATAGTAGATGTTATACCTTTTGCAGCAGGACCTAACTTTCCACTTGTAACAAAAGTAAAAGAGGATGATATTGAATATAGAATTGATGTATGGGTACATCAAGGTGTAGGACCAACTGATGAACAATTTGTGTGCCCTGCTTATATGTTCAAAAAACCCTGTCCGATTTGTGAATACCTTGCTCAGGAAAAAGCTGCTGGACACAGATTACCTAAGGAAGAGTACAGTGCCATCCGAGCAAAGAACAGAACTATGTATTTAATTTGGGTGCATGATACTCCTGAGGATGAGCGTAAAGGTATTCAGATTTGGGAGATTGCAAGTTTCTTCTTTCAAGACAAGCTGGATGAGATTGCACAGGATCCAAGAGGTAGAGGGATGATTCTTTTTGAGGACTTGGATATAGGAAAAAATATCTCTTTCAGAAAGAAAAGCAAAGGGGAGAAACAGGTTGAATATACAGGTCACCAGTTTTTGGACAGAGATGTTCCTATTCCTGATGAAATTGTTGAACAGTCCTTTTCACTTGACACAATAATTAAATGGGAGTCCGATTATGATGAAATGCACAAGCTCTTCCATCAGGCAAGAGAGACAGTGGATAAAGGACGTGTTAGCAGAGAACAACCGAAGGAAGATAAACCAGTTGAACAAACAGAACCTACAGAAGAATCTGAGCCGGAGAAAGAGCTTGAAACAGAGCAGGTTGCAAATGAGGAACAGACTGAAACGAAAACAGAAGTCACCCCACCAGTTGATAAAGAGGTTCCCAAGGAGACACAGGAGGGTAAACCAGTCTGCCCAGGTGGTGGAACATTCGGATTAGACATTGATAAACTGGACATGTGTGCCAATCAGTGTGAAATCTGGGATGACTGTGATGCCGAGAATGTGAGATTAAAACAAGCTGCTGCTGCTAAACCTAAAAAGGAAAAGGTAGCAACAAAACCTAAACTAAGAAGGAGAACAAATGCCTGAGATGGTCCGAAGGATTAAAAGCCCTGCGGATCAAGTGAGGGAGGGAATTATCTCTCCCTCACAACCTAAACTGGTCACGCAGAATAAGGGTAACTTCGCAAGGATGGTATCCACAGGGTCAACTTTGTTAGATTTAGCTATATCAGGGAACAGAGTAAGGGGTGGAGGCATCCCAGGTGGTATCATAATGGAAATCTTCGGACCATCCGGGGCGGGAAAAACTTCTATCCTCTCTGAAATCTGTGCCGATGCTCAAGGTAGAAAAGCGGATGTTAAATTTTTAGACCCTGAAGCCAGATTAGATCGTGAATATAGTAGGATTTATGGAGTTGATCTTGATAAAACCAACTATGAAATGCCTGATACAGTCAAGGAAGTATTTGATTTTATTTTCAAATGGAATCCCAAAGAAGCTCCTGATGGTATAATGAATGTTGTTGCCACAGATAGTCTTGCCGCTCTATCATCAGAGCTTGAATTATCAGATGATGGGGACAAGATGGGGATGAAGATTGCTAAGGATTTTAGTGCAGGACTGAGAAAGACCTGTTCTCTCATAAGGAAAAATGATTGGCTAATTGCCAATACAAATCAAATACGTGGTGGGAAAGATGGAGAAGTTACTCCAGGTGGGAAAGGTATTCCTTTCTTTTCCTCATTGAGAATAAGAGTAGGCCCACCTGCCAGAGATAAATACATAAAGAAATCAACTACTTTTAGAGGGAAAAGTCAGGAGAAGATAATTGGTATAAAATCAAATTGTAGGGTAATCAAAAGTACAGTAGATGATCCATTCAGAGAAGCCTATATTTACATTCTCTTTGGCTATGGACTTGATGATATTAGAGGCAATTTACAATGGTGTAAGACAATCACAGGGGAAACAACGTATGATGCCTTCACGAAAAGTTTCAAAGGTATATCATTTGCAATCAATCATATTGAAAAAGAAGGATTACAACAGGAATTGAGGGATAAAACAATTGACCTGTGGGAGGAACTGAATGAACAATTCAAAGAAAAAAGGAGTCCAAAAGAAAGAGGGCAATAAAAACGATACAATAATCCTTGTTGACAGCCACAGTATATGTCACATGGTAAAACATACAATGAAAGGTCTCTCCGATAGAGAGAAAGCAACAGGTGTAATGTATGGATTCATGGTACAAATTATAAGATTAGCTGACAGGTTCAACACCAATCGTTTTTGCTTTGCTTGGGACAGTAGGAAGAAAAAACGATTAGAAATCTACCCTGAATACAAAGGGAACAGACCTGGTGAATACACAGAGGAAGATTTAAAAGCATTTGAACAGTTCGGTCAGATCAGGACTGCAATACTACCAGCATTAGGATTTAACAATGTCTATATTCAAACAGGGTATGAGGCAGATGATATTATAGGGATGCTTGCTGAGATATATTGGGACAGTAAGATCGTAATTATATCAAGGGACTCAGACCTCTACCAGTGTCTGAATGATGATATTTTCATGTGGCACCCAACACCTAAGAAACGATTCACCAAGAAAGACTTTATAGAGCAGTACAAAATGGCTCCCTATCAATGGGTTGACGTTAAAGCAATGGCAGGAGATAATTCTGACAATATCAAAGGTATCCCAGATATAGGAGCAATAAGAGCTTGTAAATATATAAGGGGTGAATTGAATCACCGCTGGACTGAATTATTAAATAGGGAATCATCAAAATTTATCATTGAAAGAAACAAGAAATTGGTTACTCTACCTTATCCTGGCACTAAAGTATATGAATTTGATTGGAATGAAACCTTTTATGTATCCGATTTTATAAGGATTTGTAAACAGTATAACTTTAACTCCCTTCTTACCGCTACTGAGATTAGGAAGTGGACAGAGAGGTTTAACATGAAATGAAATTTAATGAACTTACAGAAGTAATAGATGGAATAAAAGATCCTTCAAAAAAGAAGGACTTGTTGGCCAGTGCTATCATTGTTGTAAAGGAACAACTAAAGACCCTTAATGATATGTGGAAACGTTTAGATATGAGTGAGGAAGACAATGGGGAAGGGTGATAGTTTTGAAAGGGAATGTTGTAGGTATCTCTCACTGTGGTGGACTAACGGAGAGGATGACGATGTATTATGGCGCAATCGTGTAAGGAGAACATCCAAGACTCCTAATCGAGAACAACAGATGGGAGATATTATATCAACTCACCCTGTGTCTATACCACTGATTGAAACCTTTAACATAGAGATCAAGACAGGGTATAGCAAAACAAGAGCAGGTAAGAAGGTTAAAAATATCCCATGGGACATACTTGATCTTATTGACAGTACAAAGCCAAAAGGTGCTAAGGTATTCACAGATTTTTGGGCACAAACAATAAGTGACTCCTCATTATCAAGTAGAATCCCAATGCTTATATTCAAAAGGGATTTTCATGTTCCTTGCGTTGCCATGTATAGAAAAGACCTCAGAATACTATCTGACTGGGCAGGTATCAAAATATTAACCTGCATGAGGATATCATTGAGTTGGGATAATCAAATTGATATTATGAGGAGGGATGATTTCTTCCAGGTCTTAACTCCAGATTCAATAAAGGCGTTTCATAATGAAAAAAAATAGACCACCGGGCATCTCAAATATTGCTGACTACCT